CGTACCGTATCCATGCCGTGCCACGGCCACCCAAGAACCGATCCTCCACGCTGTAGGACATGGTGGAGCGAAAGTCAGGATAATGCTCAATCTCAAAATCAATGGCTCGCTCAAGGAGCATACCTGCAACGCGACCTACCGGATCGTTGTCACCAAAGCGTCGGCTGATGTCAGCCTTTGGCAGTTTGGCGTAGACGGCAGGCTTTAGCGTCTGGACGTTTGACCAGAGGATGTTGAAGCGAGCAGCCTCGTTGCCACCCTGCCCACGGCTATCGTCGCGGTAACGCTTAACGATCTTCTTCGTACGAGCCGACCATTTGGCAAACTCGTTGTCGTACTGCGCGATAGTACGGAGATACTTTTCTAGTTCCGGTTGCAGTACGCCTTCCATGATTAGGCCGTGAAGAATCCGACAGCCATGACCGCAAGCCCTGCGCCGGTCGTGATCGCCCACGGGCCGGTAGCCGAGGCGGCGTTAATCTCAATGCTGTAGACGCCGACCGGGGTGTTGGCAGCCATCGTCAGGACGGTCGTGCTGCCGTCCAGAACGCTTAACGTGCTAGTGCCGGTCGTCGTGACCGTAACCACGATGCGATGGAGGTAGTCACCCACGGCACCTACGCCACCGAGTACTTGTGCGGTCTGCGAAGCGGCAACTGTTTCGTACGGGTAACGATTCGGGCTGACAATGCTCATATCCTTGCTCTCCTTGACGTTGTGCGGTCGTGAACCTGCCACATATCGTTCAGCGTGACTGTGTTCTCTGGCCCCACCATCAGCGGCTTGACCTCTGGCGCTGGGGGCTTGTCAGCGACTTCACTCCATGATACCGCAACCATTCTAAATGCGTCACTAGGGTGTGATGTCCAATCGTGGCGTGGTGACTGACGGTAGGCTTTCTTGTCCTCGTCGTACTCGCGTTGATACTGGCGCAGCGCCTCAATGCCGTCGCTGCACTTCTCTGCGTCAAACCATACACGCGGCAGCATCATGCGTACCGCTTGGATGCCTGACTGCACACCGATGTCAGGGACAACGGCAAGTTTGGCGATGTCTAGTTGCGCCGCCAACTGCTCAATGATGCTCTTGCCGGTCTGTAGGCTCTTGGCCCGAGCGTCGTGAGGTAGGTAGTGCTTGGCATAGCGGTACGGCTTGTTGCGTACCACATCGGCAATGGTATGGATGTCCTCGCCCGAGACGGCGTAAAAGTCTATGACGCGCACCTCGCCACGGGCGACCTGATAGAACCAGATGGCCGTGTCGTCGCGGTAACCCAAGTCCCATGCGGTGTACGTTGGCAGGTTGGGATCGTACGGCACGCTTGTGATGCGGCCCTGATCCTGCGCTTCGCGCATCTCCTTTCCAAAAAAAGCACCGAGGATCGCAGCCTCAAAGCTGCACTCGTACTCCTGTAGGTACTGATCCTCGGCTAACTGCGCCTTTGCTGCGGCTAGCTCTGTCGCAGGGAGAAGCCCGCTGGTTGAGGCGGGAAGGCGCAACAGGAACCACTCGCTAGGTAGACGAGTGGCGGTATCGTAAATTTCCCAGAACTGGTTTTTGCCTTTCGGTGTACCGCCGAAAACGCACCAACCCTGCTTATCTGACAGGGACGCTCTCAATACGTTCCCGAATACGCTCGGCTTAAAGTCACCGTACTCGTCAAGGTACAGCCCCGAAAAGCCTAGACCGCGCATCGCGTCAGCGTTGTCGGCACCGAATAGGCGTATCTGACTGCCGTTGATTAGCGTGATGGTCAGTTCCTGCTCGTTGATGCTTTGGATGATTGGGTGTGCGCCGTCCTTGAAATACTGCCATGCCACGGCCTTTGCCTGACTGCGGTAGGGGGCGACGTAGCCAAACAACCCGTAAGGCTGCTGGTACATCGCAGCAGCGCGGATCATGTCGTTGACGGCGGCGACCGTCTTGCCTGCGCGACGATGTGCGACAAGGCAAGCCCAGCGTTTAGTGCGCTCATGGAACGGCATGAACGCCTTGCGTGGGCGGTAGGGCAAAATTATTCGGGAGCCATCCATCCGATCTGTACCTTGACCGGGCCGTTGTTCTCGCCTGTAACCTCTTGCCGCGCCAAGTCAGGCGCTACCTTCTTGAGCAGTATTTCGGCTGCCTTGATCTGCGTAGGCGACATTTCGGCCTCGCCCATAGCGTGTTCGTGGAGCCGCGAAACAAGGTGCGTGGCCTTGATGCGTAACTTCCACTCGTCTCGTAAGGTCGTATGTATTTTCCGTGCTGCCATGTCGTTGTTTTAACACAACATTTTGGTTGATACTAGTTGCGTTTCAAAATCTTGACTTTCTTTTCTTCGCCGGGAAACACGACGAAATTTCGGGTACCGCCGCCTTGGCCTCGGCTACCTGCGTCTAGGTATCGGATGCCGGGGATGCCCATGCGCTTCATCACTTCTGACGCTAAAGGAGAAGCCTCCATAAACATTGCTTGATCGCCAAGGTTCATTCGTTTTGCAAAATCAATAACTTTTGGTTTGCCTTGCTCTAATCCTCTATAAATAGCCTTAAACAACGCCATGCCATTCGCGCCGCTTTCTCCAAATCCACCGTACTCCATATCTAATGCTTTTACGGCTTGTGCGAACTGACGAGGGCCATCATCGTTAGGACGTAAATATCCCAGTTCTTTCAAAATTGGAGTTGCAAGTTCGCGTTGCTCACTTAACGGCTTATCCCAATCCAGCATCCGATCTACCATTTCGTCGGGTAGGTCGGCTTTATAAAACGAACCGTAGGTCTCAAAGCTGGGTTTCACCTGTGTTGCAAACCACTTTTGCGTGGCGGGCGACAACTCAGCGGCGGCTTTCTCAACCTCGTCCACCGGGTTGTTCATCATCAGCCGCTCAATCAAGTCCAGTTTTTCGTACTCGCCAGCAGCACGGGCGGGCGGCATACGGGCAGCCGAATCCTGTAACTGGTTGTAAACGGCATTGATCTGCTTGCCGCCAATCTTCATCTTTTCGGGGTCATAAGACAGGCGTACTTGGTAATCGCGGGCAATCTCGGGGTTTTCGGCAAGGTAAATGCCATGCCCATACGCTTGTGCGCCCTCACCCGTGCCGATCTTGCTGGCGTCAAACTCCTCAAAGCGGTGCGGGCTGCCGTGGTAAACGTCAATTTCGGCCATCGGGCCTTTGCCGCGCATCGGGCCGATCATTTCGCCAATGACCTCACCCGCGCCTAACGGGCCGCTAGTGGCTTTCTGGGCGGTGTAGCGCAATGCGTCGGCTAATACGGTCGGGTCGCGCACAATGCCTTTAACGCCCTCGTAAGCGGCTTTAGCCGTGCCTACGGGGTCAGTAACAAGTGATTTGACGCCTTCTAACTGGTTGACCACGCCTTGACCAATGCCAGATGACAGGTTTTCAAGGTTGGTGCGTAGGTCGCTACGAGCCGGTCGGACAGGCGGCAGGTTGTCCGTCGTCGGGACGGATTCCATCATGCGCCGTCGGCGTTCTTCCTCGTAGGCGAGAGCGGCGGCTAGGCGTTGACGGTCAGCGGCCATTACTTGTTCCTGCTGCTGATGGCTTTGGCCTTGGCTCGGGCGTCCTCCTTGCTTGAGGCTCCCCATGCCTTGAGTGCCAGCGCAAGGCGCGTGGGCTCGCCGTTCTTTGCCATCGGCCCCGGCATATTGCCCATGCGAGCGAGGAAAGAGGCTCGGCGTGGATTGTCGCCTGCCTTGACCGGGGGCTTGAGCGTCCCGCCTGTCTCGGCCTTATACGAGGCACGACCCTTGGCGTTTAGCCCGCCCTTGGGGTTCTTGCCTTCGCTACGAGTCCATGCGGCGGTCATGCGTAACCTTTGTTTTCTGGTTTAGCGGTTTTGGCAGCCTGCTTGAAATCGGCAGCGGTCGGGCGTCCCTCCTCGCCGGGGCGCTTCATCCGCTCACCCGAACCGGCTTTGATGCGCTCCTGCTTTGCCAGAATGTTGGCGTAGAGTCCCGGCTTACGGTTCATTTGAAACGCTCCAGTTTGTAAACCAATGCGCTGATCTCGCCCACGATCTCGTCAATTATGTTCTGTAGGTCGGTATCTTTCGGCAGGTCGCCTCGGATGCCCTTCACGAACGTCAGCAAACTGTTGGCATACTCGGCGGCGTCCTTTTGCACCTTAAACCCATCGGGGTAGTCGGTCAGCGGGATGATGCCGTAGTGGCCTTGATACGCCTCGGCGTATTTATCGGCCAACTCCACGATGTTCTCGTAGTAATGGCCGAGTGCTTTGTGGGCGGCGTAACTTGCCGTCTGCAAATGCAGAAAATGCGTTGCTGTTGCCGAGTGCAACAACACGCCAACAAATTCTGCCGCGTCTTTGTGGGACATAGAGCCTCCCGTGGTGAGGGTATTTTAACGCTATTGGTTCGTCAACTGCACTAATCCGTGCGGCAGGATCAGCGCCAGCGTGCTGTCGTCGGGGATGCCGTGCCGCTCCAACACTTCACGCTCTGGCGGGTAGACGAGCATCGCACCCTGATAGGTAAACCGCATCGCATTGGCGACCCCTTTCTCAATACCCTCAAAGTCATCTAGCGCCACGATGCTCTGCGAGTGCAATAAACGGCCAATATGCCCAAGGTCATCGGGTTCCAACCGACCGTCAAGGAACAGCAGGTCAATGGCGGGCTGGAGCTTGGCGAACATATCGGTGCTGCTGGTCATTGGGTACTGGTTCACCTTGAACGGCAGTTTCACATCGTTGCTGTAGTCGCAGGTGTGTACCTCTGCGCCGCCCGACACCAAGGCAAGTGTGGATTTGCCGATGTAGGTGCCGACCTCGGCAACACGCTTTGGTTTATACGCCTGCACCACGGCATACAGACACCAGAACGTCGCAAAACTTACGCTACCTGTCGGTTTAGCGGTGGCACGCAGCGCATCTAGCATATTCAGTTGTTCCACCCACGGTGCTTTCGGGTGGCTTACCACGTTTTCTAGCAGCGTTTCCCAAATAATTCGGCTAGTGCGTTTTCTGTTCAAATTAACCATGTTAGATTTCTCCTATGTCAACCTTTGTGTTTTTCCATGTCGGCGCAGACATCTCCCAGCCGACTGCAATGGTGGCGTCCCTTCGTAAACACAATCCGGGCGCTGAAATCATCCAAGTTACCGACAAGGACACCCCGACCATCGCGGGTGTAACTTGGGCGCACCCTACCGAGGGCAACCCCGAGTACCTGATGCTGTGGCGCACGCGAGCGTTTGCCGCGCTGCAACTTGCCCAGCCAGCCCTGTACATGGACACCGATATGCTGGTGCGTCGTCCCCTGCATCCCGAGTTGCTGCTGGGCGATGCGGTCATTGCCGTGACGCGCCGATCCTTTATGCGTGAAGCGATCTTTAACGCCAAGCAACGTGGTCAGGATTACTCGGAACACGCCAATAAAACGCTGGATGCCGTGTATCCATACATCGGTTGCTGCACCATCACCCCTGACGGGTTTGCGTGGGAGCAGTTGGCCGAGATGTACGACCGGCTGGAGCCCAAATACAAAACTTGGTACGGCGACCAAGAAGTGCTGCGGGAATACGTCAACCGCCTGCCGCCGTTTGTCGTCGCGCACCTGCCAGAACATCAATACGCCTGCCTTCCAGAGCATTTTGGCGAGCATCCGAACCCCGTCATCGCGCATTACAAAGGCAACCGTAAGGCACAGATGTTCACCGACGCTGCTCGGGCTTGATCTGTTCTTCGTATAACATCCACAGGTCGCGTACAGCCGTTTCGGGGTCACGGGCAACGTAATGCTCGCCCCTCGCCCCAAAGACCGCCTTAAACGCCTCCTGCGCCTCCCGTAGCCGCCCCTTTGGCATCTTCACCTCTACCCAGCACACCCATGGCAAGCCGTCAGGGAGCGGGCGGGTAACGAGTTTGTCGGGGATACCTTGGCCTGCCTTGCCGTAATCCATAACGGTGAACCCCGCCTTGCGTAGCGCCTCGGTAATAATGGCGTCGTTGGCATCACGGCGGGCAGCGTGCCTCATCGCTTAAATACCCACATCTGACGGTAGTACCGCATCTCGGTAAACGCACCGACCCCGTGATCAATTTCCCGAGAGAGTGCGTCAAACATCTGGAGCATCAGGTTCCGGTCGTTCTTCAAGTCTTTGCAAAAGTGCTTGTTGAACTTGTCCCGGTAGCCGTCGTTGTAGGTACAGCCCATGTCCTCAATGACGTAATACCCACCGGGTTTGACCCATTTCCAGCAATGCGCCAATACGCCTAGAACGTCCTCGGCAATGTGGCTACCGTCGTCAATCACTAGGTCGTAGGCGGCGTCTTTGTCCACCTTACGCGGGTCGCTGATCGTGATGCTGACACTCGGCAAGTCGCGGCAGAGCTTGGCGCACTCACTCTGGATGTCATAGCCGTCAATCTTGGCGTTGGGCAGGTAGTTAGCCCACATCCGCAGCGATGCCCCACACGCGATGCCAATCTCGGCAATAGTTAGCGGCGCGTTCTTCCCGCCCAAATCGTCAATGATCTTCTCATAGTGCTTGGTGTAGCCGTGTTTGATGCTCCCCTTATCCGACCCGAACAGGTCGGCAAGGCCAGTAAGCGTGACTTGCGTAAGGTCAACCTCACCCGTCTGCGGGAAGTATTCTTGCGGGATGACGGTATCAAGATATCGTCGTATCCCTCCGCGTTCCGGGCCTCGTTGATGCAACGGGTTAACCATATTTGCCACCATATTTGATTACCTCTGTACTTGTTCAGTTTTGGCACGCGCACGCAACTTCTCCACCGCCCTTTCACCCCAAAGCTGGCGAATCAGGCCAATCACATCTCTATCCGATAGCACCGCAGTCGGGCCAACCTCACGCACTAACTCGGCCACTCGGTCACGATCAACGTCAATGCCTCGAGCAAGTTGGGCGTCGTAGAAGCGTAAACGGTTCAACGGGGATTGTTGTACGAGTTCATTCCACACCGCGGCATTCCGGTGGATGTGATGTTCTAGGTTGTGACTAGGTTTAGGTTCTTCTGATTTAGTTTTAGTCGGAAAATACTGGTGTAAATCACCCATATACATAACCTCTCTATGGTTTAAAACTTGATGACTGATGGTGATTCCGCACGGTTGAGACGGAGTACGCCTAACGTGGATCGTGCGGAATTGATGACTGACGGAGCCATCCGCTGTCGGCTACTTTTCACCAGATTGCTCCGGTTGCCATTTGCGCTTCCCGACGATACGCCGCGCATCTAGAGGCTGGCTGCCCCGGTCTAGATTTAAGTCCTGTCTGCGCGTAGTTTCCCCGACCAGACAGGCCGAGGCGTAGGGGTAGGTTGACAAGCCCGTTAACAGGGCTAAACTTACTCATACGCCAGTTCGCAAAACAAGCGTAATGCCATTTCCCCGGCAGCGTCAAGCCCCCTTCACGGGGGCTTTTCGTTTTAGCGTCCATTAACGTCCTTTTGGTGGCTTTATAGCCCCGGCCTTGATCTGCCACAGCCTGGCCGCAGGGATCGCCCCAGCCTTGACCCATTGGCTTACAGCGCCTTTAGTAACGCCTAGGGCCGCAGCAACGGCCTGCTGGCTGCCGTATCGTTTGATGAGCTTCTGGATATCCATATGGCGGCAGTCTATCCGTCTAAACTTTTTTTGCCTAGGGTGTTGACTCGCAATCCGTATAGCGTGCTAAACTCCAAACCGTTGATAGACACAACACATCCACAGATAGGAGCAACAACATGAAAACGATCAAAGTCACCACCCCGGTTGGCGAATTTACCCGCAGCACCAAAAGCGATTACACCCACGTTGTCGTGCGTAAGTCCGACAGAGCGCAATCGGTGTACGACAGATTTGTATTATCTGGCGAAAAAAGCGGTTCGGGCGTTGACGCTCGTTGGATTAAAGATCGCGGTTTTGCTGTGACGTATCACACTTCAGAGCGCGCTGCGCGTAACGCTGCGAAGCAACAATACGGCTATGACAGCAAGACCGAAGTCATCGGCATTTACGAGGTGGCGGCGTAAGCCGCCCCTCACAACAGGAGCAACAGATATGCCTCGCAAAGACACATTTCACGCCTTCGGCACCTTCTACGCCCTCAACAACAAGTTTGAGGTGCGCGTGGAGTACACGCAGGATTTAGATGGCGGCATCATCTTGGAGGCTGCCGACTTGATCGGCATCTTCCTTGACAACGATAAGGCCGCGTCATCGCTCAACCACGACATCAAATTAGACATCTGCGACCTTGGCGCAGATGCCATTTTTGAGCTTGAAGAAATCGCCACACGCGATGCCGAGCAGAACGGCCCGTGGGGAGACGACCTGTGAGCCGCTGGT